AGGAGAGAGTCAAGGCAATTCGTTAAATCAATACCTAGGCATTCAGCAATCGAATCCATACCACCACGAGACCATTTGTGACCGATTCTAATGCAAGGTCCTCTTTCTTTAAGCATACGAACCTTAGAGACCAAACGCTCAAGAACAACAAAGTTAGAAGAAGGTATGACAAAAACACGACACTTGTCCTTGAACTTCTGCCACTTAATATCACACCATTGCTTATCAAAAGTATAAAAGATTTCACCTTTAGGGGTGATAATCCAATACACAGGAATATCCTTCCCCTCACGAATGAGGCGAAGAAAAACATCCAAATCAAAACCATGCATCTCATATTTCTTACCATACGGTGAGACGCTAACCTTCATAGTTCCGGTTCTAATTTCTCTCACTTGACCCTTATTAGCACCAGCAGCTGAGCCGAGGTACATACCATGAAGATCATCCTCTACAGAAATACGGGATCGGATCGTCTCAAAGACCCGAACACCCAACATACGGTAAAGGTGACTCAATGCAGGGACAATATTCTTTAAGACAGTCTTACCCTTAGCATTAATGAGATGGGATTTCTTATTCTGCTGCAAGACAACATACAGATATTTAAGTGGGTAAAGATCAGCCTTGGCATAAGTATATACGGGACGGTTATTAATCTTACCAAAAGCCTGGCGCCAACGAGACTCTCGACGTAATATAGTTGCCCAAAGAGGGGGAACGTCATAAGTATGGGTACCACCTTCACAATCCTGAAGTGGACCAGGATTTTCTTCCGTAGGTGAGACTGCCCGAGCTAAAATCCTAGCCGGGCCATCAAACCACACCCATCGACTCAACTCATCGCGGGTCGCTGTTACAAAAGGAAAACGCAACTCAAAATACTCCTGATCGGCATCTTTAAGAGCATCACTTATCTCCGGCACCAAACCCAAAAGCATGTCCGATGAAGGGAAACCACCCTTATCGATAGGATTCGGTATCAATTTGATATTACCATCTTTCTCCAATAGATTAGAAAGCTGGGCAATCTCACTATCCTGAACGACTTCTATACCGGACTCCGTACACTTCATAGTCGCTTTCAACGCCTGTATAAGCTGCTGAGTCTGCTCAGATCGCGGGCCTTCTGTAGACTCAAAAGTAAAACCCATAGTCATATGAGACAGGCCTTTAACCTGCAACTTACAATGACAAATGGGTGTATGTTTACAAGTAGGATCACTCAAG